AGCTGTGTCGATGTTAGCAGCTTCGAATCTAACGTCTGTCATTGCTGCAGCATCAGCTACATCAGTTGCAAAGACATCTTCATCTTTAACTGCACCAGCAGTAGTGTATATTCCAACATTGAATGTGCATGATCCACCTAATGTATCTGAACCAATAAATAAATTAGTTACAGAAGCATTTGAAGGGATCGGTGCTAACATAACAATATCGTCATTATCACTATCACCACTAGCTAGTTCAACTGTACCATTTGCTGTTCTAAGAACACCATGTAGTTCAGCTGCGTTGTTAGCAACTTGAGGAGAAGCCTCAAAGTTTGCTACTAAGTCTGTATTTTTAGTACCCATAACTTTATCCTCCTATTACGATTCAGTTGCTTGGATTTCAACTACTTTTTCTTCTTCCATTCTAGTTGCACCAAAAGAAGCACAGTAGTAAACTTGAGTAGCATAACCTTTGTCAGCTCTCTCATCTATTCTAGCTGTAACATCTTTACCTACACCCAAAGCGATTCCGTCTTGTGCGTAAGCGATGCACTGTCTTTTAGAACCAGTAGCATTCAATCTGTTTGACACTATAAAATTAAATCCTAAGAATTGATTAACATCCCCAGAAGCTAATGCTTTTACAGTGTTGAAGTCACTAGATGTAACCTCAGTTGTACCTAATAAATCAGTAATCTGTTTAGGCGATACAATGATGTGTCTAGTAATTGACGGGTCAACAGACGCTGCATCTAAAAGCTCTTTAGCAGATCTTAGTTTAGCGATTGTTAAACCATCAGTGTCAGCTGTTCCTAACTTCTGTCCAGAAGGAAGTGCAGTTGACGTACTACCAGTTTCACCAGTGAATGATGTACCTAATGCAGCACTAATGATTTCATCATCCATAGCTCTACCCATTGCGAATGCAGCAGCTTGAGCATAAGATGAAGTTGGATCGATTAAAAGTCTTACCTTGTCTTGGTCATCGATAAGATCAGCAAATTCATAATCCACTAATGATACTCTACGTCTAGCGTGAGGTGTATCGATTTGTGGAGTGTCTGAATGTCTGCTTGTTCTCTTCTGTGCAGTAACTGCACCTACTTGATCAAAGAACGCATTCTTACCATTAACACTTTCAAGTCTAACTTTGTCTCTTAATAACGATCCCATTTGTTGAGATAGCATTTGAATGTTAGCAGAATACTGCTGTACAAATGCTGTAGTTACTTGTGATGACATATTAGTCTCCTTAATTGTCGGTTTAGTTTAAACAAAACAGAAAAGTTCTCTGTCGAATGACAGGCATTCCTTGCATTTTAAGTCTGTTAGACTAGAGTCTATTCCTTCTTGTCAGTAAGGTTCTTTCGAATTGTCTTACCTTTTATCCATTTATAATAATTTTCACAAATTGGCAAGGGGTCTTTTTTCTGATACTCCGTACCAGTTTCTTTTACGATACGGAGTATTTCTAACTTAATTTCTTCGTTAGTTAAATTATCAGTTGCCATTGATCATAGACCTCAATGTAAATACTTGTTGAACAATCTTATCATGATCTGGATGACCTTTGTTCCAATATGGACCAGTTCTATCATTCATGATCTTAGATATTTCTTGTTCAATATCTTTACCTTGATTTACGCTTTCAGATTCTGTTGAAACAATTTTATCTTCAGACATCATATCTGCAATCTTTGCAAAACCTTTTATAACATCTGGATGATCTCCAAGTCTTGTACCATCTTTTAATTGCATATCTAAAACTTCTACGCCTAGATTTGCTTTTGCAACTGAACCAGCTTTCTTAACATTCTCTTCAAAAGTTTTACCCCACTCTTGACGTAACTGTTGTTCAGCATTTGCTTGTGCAGTCTCAGTATCAATCTTTGATTGTTGTGCAGTACCTTCCATAGAATTTTTATAAAACTCTAGGATACCTTGAGCTTGTTTATTATTTAAACCTAGCTTGTGTGCGTTCTCTGCAAACTGTTTAATTGCACCTTCATCTATTGGCACAACATCTGATTTTGCTTCGAGTTTATATTTGTCGGCAGATTCGGGTCTACCAAGTTTAGCATAAACTTCGTTCCATTGATCTTCTGTTGAGTTTTCATTTGGCACGGCAACTTTATCTTGACCAATCATTCTTGTAGCATTGATGTAAGATTTAGCTAACGCATCAATCTCTGTAAACTTCTCGATGTTTGGATCGTTTCTAAACTCTTCCGAGATTGCTTCTTTCCAAGTCTTAGCAACAGCTGGTTGCTCTGTTGTTGGAGAGATTGGTTGTTGTGTTGTTTCTTTAGGTGCTTCTGTAGTAGGATTCGTTGTCTCTGCTACAGGCACAGTTTCCTGTGTTATCTGTTCTTGTGACATTGTTATTTACCTTTTTCATTATCGTTTTGTAGCATTGATTTAATAAATAGAAGTACGCTACGTTGACCTTCCATGTATGCACTCTCATGACTATCACCTTTTACATTGGTAGTCGAATGATAGTGACATCTTTTTTCTAAGTCAGATAAAACCTCTTTGCCTTCATCTGAATTAAAAATCTGTTTGTATGCTTCTTTTAATTTGTAGAGTTGTTTCTCTAATCGTTTGATTTCATCCATTACTCAATATCAGCATTCGCTACTGCTCTAGCTTCTTCTGGTAGAGCTTTTGCTAATGGTGCTATTTTTCCCCCTGCTTCCGCTACTTGCTGTAGCTGTTGCATCTGTTGCATTTGTTCTTGTTGTTGTTGTGCCTGTTGTCTTTCAGCGTTTAATTGATTTTGTGGTTTTAATATTTTCTGTGGCACTCCCACAATATCTGCTAAGTGTCTTACAAGTTTATCCATATTAACATGATCAAATACTGGAGCAACATTTGCTAAAGATCCCATGATCTCTATTGCTCTCATGATTGATTGTAACTCTGTAGACTTCTGTGCTTTGGCAAGTGGAGATACATATTCGATTTCTATATCTCTACCTGCTAAAAATTCTGGAGCTGGTCTAAATAAATTCTTTCTAAGTAGAATTGCAAAAGTTCTATCGATTAATGGTTTTAATAATTCAGATTGTAATCTACCTAACACTGGACCAAGCAATCTCATCTTCTCTTCATTACGTTGGATAACTTCTGTTGCTGTCATCTGTGGACCTTGTTGCATCATAAGTTGATTTACATAGAAAGCATTTCTAATTGAGTTTCTTCTTTGCTCTTCCATGTTTAAACCTAGTGGAGTGTTAGCTCCAATGTTTAGTGGTTCAATTCTATCTCTTGTACCACTTCTATAAAAATTTAATCCACCTGGTACAGTTCTTACTGGTAAAATAAATCCATCATCTGGAACAAGTAAAGGTGGGTCTACTTGTTTCTGTGCAGACTTGATTGTAGTCTTAGACATTTCATTTAACATCTTTACATCTGGTAAAGCTGTCATTGCAGGTGATCTGCCATAAATCTCATGTGATGCTTTTAAATATCTTGGTACTACAAAAGGAAATTCTCTAAATCCAGATACAGATAACTCTTCACCTTTCTCTGTTAAGTAAACAGATTCAAATGGCATATTTGATTTATCTTGTTTTCTTGGATCAAAGTCTGATCTTGGATACACTGCATGAATAATATCTACTTCTTCATACGGATCTTTCTTTGCAAGCATTTCAAATTGTGCATTGCTACCAAACTTTTGTATTGCAGCTCTTGCAGATAATTTAAACTTTCTAAATACTGTATCGATTCTACCTTTATCATTTTCTGCAATGTAGATTTCATTGATGTGTCTTGTTGAAAATTTTAAAAGATCTTCTTCATCTTCTTCAATAAACATACAAGCTGTACCAAAAGTAATTAAGTCATGATATAATTCAAATATTTCTTGTTGAAAGTTAGAACGATTGAATGCTGCATACATTGTATCTGTTGCAGACTCTAACCATTCTTTTGCTTCATCTTCATTCTCCATGTCATCTTTAAATCTTAATGAGAACCAAGGAGTAGAAGGATTAGTCAACATACCATGTAGGGATGCAGCTAATAGTTCTACTGCTTGTAAGGGAGAGGAATCAAAAATTAGTTCTGTACGTTTATCACCTCTTGATCTAGTTTTAGTTACATCTGCTTTTCTTGGCATCATGTAATCTGCAACTTCTTGCCAATGAGTTTCCCAGTTTTGTCTTTGACTTGATAAACGATCAAATCTTTTTAGTAATGCTTTTGATAAATCTGTTTGTGCCATTATGCTCCTAATAAACTTCTTCTACCTAGTGTTGGTGATTCTTCTTCAACACCTTTTGGTCCTGTCATGATTGTTGCAGATCTACCTTTACGTTTAGTTCTTCTTGAATCATAACCATCCATTGCTGTTGCTGTACTTTGCGAAACTTCCGCAACTGTTGGAGCAGGAGTTGGTGGTGCAACAGGTTTAGATGGCTTGATAATATTTCTAACTACTCTTGCTGGTGATCCTCCCATAACTACTTTCCAAATGTTAAAGTTGATTTAGTTTCTTTTGTGTCTTTAGCTTGTGCTTTAGATTTTTTAATTTCGTTCTCGTAAGTCATATCTGTTTCGTTTTCTTTTTCTAAAATTATTGGTTGTTCTTTTTTCTTAAACATCTTTTTTACGAACTCAAACATTTAACCTCCAAGTAAAGTTTTTCTTTCTACTTCAGCTTCTTCTTGAATACCTAGTGGACCAGTTAGTATTGTAGACTTTCTGCCTTTTCTTCTTCTTTCCATTGCAGCTTGTTCTTGCTGTATTCTCTGTTTTTCTTCTGCTGATAATTCTGCTGAAGGTGGAGGTGGTGCAGGTTGAACTGGCGGCAGCGGTGGCATTTTTGGTTTGAATAATGATCCCATAATTATATAATCCTTGTCAAATTATCCTATAACTATTATCTGCTACAACTTGTGGAGCAGTTTGTCTAGTATTTAATTCTTGTAATCCAACAGCTAGATACCTCATGCTATCACAAGCATGAGAACTCCAATCGTGGACAGGTTTCGATCTGAACATTCTATTTTTGTCGATGTACTTCCTATGGTAATGTCTTAACGCATCTATCAACTTTTTGCAATGGTCAACATCAATATAACATCTAGGCAGTGTCATACTTGTTGCGTGAATACCATCTTCTAGCGGAATCTTTGGCACGACTTTGAACCGCACACCTAGTTGATATGCTACCTCTCGTCTCGTTTTGCCGTTTGAAAAATCAGTTACTTCGATGTCGTGTGGTGCAAAGTGATCCTGGTAGATGTAATCCTTATCCTTAATAATCTGCACATAGTGTGGTAAGCCTTGACCTCGTTCCTCGTAATAATCAATTATATTTACTGCTCTGCCAATTTGTTGAAAGAATATTATGGCAGTGTGATCTGATACTCCTAAATCCCATGAGGTTGAGACAGGTAGTGAGGGA